ATAATCTACCTGTGAAACCGTGTTCGCCATAGTGTACAATATAGTCTGTAATTAAAGCATGTATTTTACCACCCATATTTCTCCATAGTTCACAAAAATAAAAATCTTCTCCTAAATAAACTCCTTTTTCAGAATCAAAGTAAGTATCAAAAAAATTATATAAATTATTATGTTTCTTCATTTCTCCATTAAATAAACTTTCTTGATGTATTTTTAATTGAGGATATTCTTTAATCATCTTTTCAAAAACTCTTCTTTTAATCATCATGCATCCTGTAGTTCCTCTTTCAATTTCTATAAATCCTTTAGTGCAGGTTATATCTTGCATTTTTTCTATATGAATAGGATAACCCATTCCAAGCACCGATAACGGTAAATCTGGTTTTACTTGTATTTGTGCTTTTAATTTTTCCCAATCAATGTTTTTTAAAGTGTATGGAATAATAGATACATCATGTTCACAATCTAATAGTTTTTTAATGGATTCGGGAGTAACTTCTATATCAGCGTCAACAAAAAGAAAGTTTTCAGCTTTAGTGTCTAAAAAAGCATTTACACAAAGGTTTCTTCCTTGAGTCACTAAAGAGGATTTAATTATGTAAAAAGAACTATCTATGTCGTTCTGCATACTAAATTTACACAACTCAATCATAGACTTGTGGTAATGTATTGTTACTGATGAATGGCAAGGGGTTGCCACAAACAGCGATTTTTTCTCATTCATAAATTCTATTGTGTACTTCCAAATATATCTAATCTAGCTACAGTTATTTTTACGTCTCGTTGTATATGTTCTTCTTTTGTTGGTGTATTAGGGTCTTCAATATCAGCTTTTACTTGATCTTCAGATTCGTAAACAGTTCCCGTTACTTTATTTTTTATAGTAATTTCTGTTGGGCAATTAATAATTGGAACTTCTTTACCATCTATAATTTGATAACCAATAATTTTTTGTTCTTCTAATTTCATAATTTAAATATATATCTTAGGCTCTTCCTTGTCCAACATATTCTTTTTTATGTGGCTTTTTAACATTTCTTTTCTTACTATGTCTACCTGGTCTTTTTTTATTGGTCTGTTTTATAAACTGACCATTTCCTATATTTATTTTTCTAGCCATTTTCTTGTGATCTATTTATCAAAGCATATGAAATTTGTCCAGAAATTTTATTTGCATTATCTGCTTGAAACTTTAATGAATCTCCCTCTTCTAATATTAAAGCATTATGAACTGCATTATCATGAGTGTTAGCAGCGACTTTTGTATGATAAAATTTAAAATCTGTTGAAGTAGAAACATCACGAAAAAAATAATCTACTTGTACAGCAGAGCTGTGATCATTAGCTACAGATATTTCTTTAATAATTGCTCGTGACTGAGCATCAATTGTTAATACTGTTGTTAAGTTTGTAGTTGTTAAATCATATCCTTGATTTTTATATTGTATTGTCATTATTAATCCACTGGTCCGCTAAATATAAACCAAGAAAATACTTCTAACTCATCTTTAAGATCTTTTTGAAAAGAAGTATTTAATTGAGTTTTAATAGTTTCTAAAGATTGTAAAATTTGTCTTTGGTTGTCCGGAGAATATACATCCGTTGGTTCTGGTACTGAAGCTGTTATTTTAGCCATTATCTTCTTCCATCTGGGTATACATCTATTCTAAATAAGCCGTAGCGCCAAGTTTCATTTACAGCATCATTTTCTATTTTAATACTCATTAACCTATTTCTTGCCCTTGTGTCAATCTTTTCGGTGCTTGAGTTAATGGTAAAGGGACCTAATTGAGAACTAACCGCAGTATCAGCTGGATAGTCTCTTAAAAACAAAGTAACTTTTGCATTACCTTCTAATACTTTAAAATCAGGAACAAATCTTTTCACTCTCATAATATATTCACCATCTCCATCTATATCTAAATCAAAATCACCTGATCTTATAAAAGCTGAAATAGCGGTATCGTTTCCATAGAAATCACTTTGATTAGTTCCAACTTCGTGTTCATAATAATCGGTTCCGCCAAAAGTATTTGTAACTCCATTAATTGTAGGAAAGTTTGGTGTAGCTGTTGTTGAATATTGTGTAGCGTATGGAACATCATAAACGACCGCATCTTCATAAGTTGATCTTGCAAGAGACATTGTTGTCCAAACTTGTTCATTGTAATTATAAACAACAGACCTATCTATTTGTGCAGAAGTATTTGTTGGATAGAACCAGATAACTTCGTTAAATAAACTATTATGAGAAGCATACACTATTCCTCCAGCAGCATAGTTAATTCCAGGATTTCCTCCTTTTGTTGTAAATACAAAGTCTTCTACTAAAGAAGGCAACTGTTTAACTGTTCCATCGTAAACAAAGAATCCTCCTCCATATCCCATCCAGAAAACTGCTCCTTGTATATAAACAATAGCATGCTGACCAATACAACCGCAGTTTGTACCTACTTGTTGTAAACTGAATGTAAATGGAGAACCAACAAATTTAATAACATATGCAGCAGCATCTGTTAAAACAAGAATATAATCCTTTCCTTGTATGGCTCCTATAATTGTATTTCCAGTATCTAGTCTAAATGATCCCGCTGTATTAGTTGAAGTTGGAGCATAAGTATTAAAATCTTCTTGATTAGAAAACCTTATTAACATTGGATCTTGTGTTGTTGGACTTCCTATAGTTTCTTCAGTTCCTAAATGAAATACGTGTCTATCTCTATCTGAAACTATTGTCATAATAGAAGCTGTAGGTGCCCCAGACATTACAACTGCTCTAGTTTCAAAAGGAGTTACAGCGGATGGATCCCAAGTATATGTTTTACCATTACCAATGGTTGCTATTAATATTTGACCGTAGTTATCTAAAGACCATGTACCAGCTGCTAATTTTAAAGTTGTTGCTGAACTAGCGTCTCCCCAACCTATAAATGAAGTAGCATCATAAACAGTTGTGCCATTAGTATGTGAAACAGCTGTTGTTCCTTCAGCTCCTCTTACACAACCTAATAAATCATTCCCTACAATTGAAGTATAAGAAATTAATTCATTGTCTATTTTAACAATTCCAGAAGCTGGAAAGCCAGTAACCGAAGTTAAAGTAACGTCTGTTTCGGATGAATCTAGTGTTTCATTTAAAGTAGTAAAAACATCATTAACTGTTCCACCGTATGTTCCTGTTCCCCAACCAAACCCATATGTTTGAAAAGGATTACCTATATTAACATAAGGACTAACTGTCACTGTTCCCTGAGCCGTCATTCCTGAACCAGCTTCTTGCGCTGGCATTGTTATTGTAAATGTATTAGCAGTAGGTACAGTAATTATTTCAAATACATTTGTTGTAAAATTAGCGTTTGTGAAAGTAGTAACTCCGCCTCCTGGTAAAGATACAGAAGTGAATTTAAAATAATCTCCAACTTTTAAATCATGTAAAGCTTTGTTTACAGTAACTGTTGCTGATCCCGTCGTTGATGTAAGAGTACAAGATGTTAGAGCTGTGTCAAAAGGAGTAATATCATAAAAAGCTCCTTCATAATAAACAACTAATAATTTACTAGTTCCAATAGCTGCATATTTTTGACCTTGTAAATCTGTCCAAGTTAATTGATCTCTTGCAGGTCCAGCTAAGGTATTATCTACAAGCTCTTGCCAACCGCCTATTTTCTCAGGGTTACCATAACGAAAGCGTACAAAATCTCCGTCTATCCATTGACTTTCAGCAGCTGTTGCTGTGTCTTGTTTATTAAATCCGGCTTTAATTGGTATCTTTTTTAATGGCATAAGAAATCTCTATACCACCAGATTTGTTGATTTACACTACTTTAGTGAATGGTGGTAATCCTAACAAAGGTCTTTTATCATATAAATTTGAATCTGCAAACTGTCCATTTACATGGTTATAATGTAAGAAAACTTGCGCACAAATGTTACCAGTAAATTCTTCTCTCCAATGTTCTAACTCACAACCAGAATAAACTAACATATCACCTGGTTCTAGATCTACTCTTATACCTTTTGGTGCATCTGGTTTCATTATATTCTTATATTCATCAATTACATTATTACTTCCTGTTGTATCTAAATAGATAGCCCAAGGATCTCCACCTAGATTTAATGTAGTAGATATCTCACAAGATGGTCTATCTTTATGTCTTTTTAAAATAGAACCTTTCTCGTACACGCGCGCGTACGAGTACGTAGGTATTAAATTTAAATTAGTTTGTTGTTTCATTATAGGCATTACTTTCATAAGTAATGTTTCCATAACAAAGTCTGCATAGTGAGAATATACATTTGGAACTTGTTGATCTTTCCACGTTCCTAGCATCCCGTTTTCCGCTACTAGATTATTTTTATACATATAATTAACAGCATCACGTTTGAGTAAGAAGTAGTTAAATACAAAGTTAGCAAGTTCATATGGTATTGCTTTTTTAATTACTTGATATTTATTAGTTTGAAATGTCATGTTTGCATCCCTGCTTGTAAAAAATTAAAAGATACAGATATTCTTATATCATCAGATTGATTAGGATCAACACAATGGTTTAACCATGATGGAAACATAATTAATCTTCCTGCAATTGGTTTATAATGAACTTCTCTCCAAAGGTAAGATGGAAGTTGACCTTCTTTTCTTTTTGGATGAGTCATAGCTGCAACTGATTTTGGATCTTCACATTTTAAATGACCACAATTTTCTGGAGTTTTAATATAATAAACACCTGACCATAATGAATTAGGATGCATATGTGGTCTATTAAAACCACCTTTATAATTTATATTTGCCCACATATTACCAAGGAATGGTTCATTATCTAATAACTCTTCTTTGTAAATATGAAATTGTGCTTTAAATAATAAATCAACAAGATCTATATATTCTGGAAGTTTATGCATATTTGTTTCACTATGCCATCCATTCATATTAGTTTTTTGAAGACCTTTATCTCGTTTAGACCATTCAATAATGTGATGCTCTAAATGTTTGTTTAATTGTGGTCTACCTACATCAGCAACATAGATAGGAGTTGCGAAGAATAATTCTCTATTCATCATTTAAATGGTGTACCGCCAAACCACATTACTAATGATTTTCTTGTACCTTTAGTTATTGGTATAACTCTGTGTCTAATATAGCTTGCAAAGAAAATAGCTTGACCTTGTTTAGGTCTTGCAATCTTTCCATCTGACATAAGCTCTAATCCACCACCTTCAAATTCTGATTCATGAGATAATAAACAAGTCATAGATATTTTACGAACCGGTGGTTCATTTTGACAAGTAACATCTGAATCTATATGCCAATCATAAAATCCACCTGATGGATATTCTGTATACTGTGCTGGTTCTGTTATTTGCATACCTTCAAAACCAAAATGATTACCATTAGTTTGCTGCATTACTCTCTCAAGAGTTTTATACATTTCAGGTAATTTATTAAATGGTATCCAGCTAATGTGTGAAGTTCTAACCTTTGTATCTACCACACCGCCTTTGCCTCCACCTACTTGTCCACTTTCTTCTGGTTCAGATCGTCCTGCATTTATAATTAACTGACATTGTTCTGGTGTAAATATTGGTGAAGTTGTTTCTACAATCAAAGACTTCCAACGTGGTTCTGTTATTATCATTGTGCTCCTCTGTTTGATATTGGGTCATAAAGAACATCGCAATTAGCTGCTAACGTTCTTCTTGTGTCATTTGTTCCATTGAATGGATAAACACAATGTCTCATATCATATGGAAAAACATAAAAATCTCGTAGTTCCATTGGTGGTTGATAATCTACTTTTGCAAACTGACCTTAGATGAACCTAGTATTTGTAGCTTTCCATTTTGTGGTGCTTGTTCTGCTGAATATTCTACACCATAAGTATTTGGTAATTTTAAAATCATAACTGAAGATAGACCTGTGAACAAATTGCCCTGATGTACGTGCACAGGATTGTATTCATGAGCTTTCATTTCATTAACCCAGATTGAATTTAAATGAGTTTGATATTTTCTAATATGATTAAATTCTAAATAATGTTTAAACATTTCCATAAACCATTGTTTAACATTAAGTGGTAAATGATCATGTCTTTTCATTTTAGATTCATCCTCTCCATTATAAAATAAAGAATGTTCGTTTTTAATTTTACCTACCAATTGTTTATTAGCAGGGAATAATTGATTAAATCTTTGCTCATATATTGAATTAATTGCATGAAATATATCTAATGGCGTTTCATAACGTAGGATTGATTGTCCTAGGAATGTAAAGTTAAATTTCATAATCCCATCTCTTTTCTAATTTTTGTTGCAGATATTTCTTGTATTTCTTTTGGTAATATAATCTCTTCAATCTTGTAACCAACACCTCTACCATAACAAATGTTTGTAATATTAGGAACTTTTATAACTTCAAATTGACCTTTATAGTCTTGTAATTTTTCCTCAATTCGTTGTTTAATTTCATCAAATACAAATGGATTATCTTTTGTAGTAACTTGATCTCTAACCATAATACAAACTTGACCTGTCTTCTTTAATATCTCTTTAAATAAAGCTAAATGACCATCATGGAATGGCTGCCAACGTCCAAGCATCTGTGCTGTTGGTTTAGAGTAGTCTATCATGTATCTCCTTTATAATGTTATCGTAATTAAAATCTTTTATCTCAAAGTCTACTTTTTTAGGTTTTTCAAATACTTTATTCGTATCTTCAAATCTTCCTTTATCAATTGTATTCATCCAAATTTTTAAATCATAGAAAGATCTATAAGATTCAAATGGACAAACAAAGTCTACAACTACATGATTAACTACAAGATCACACATAGTCATCATACGATTCGCTTGTCGTCTACGACCGTCTTCTGTAAAATCCCAATCTTCAAATAACTTTCTAATTTCATCAGCATTAAAGTGTGGTATCTTTTTGTTCTCAACTAATTTCTTTGCAAATGTAGTTTTGCCTGATCCTGGTAATCCAAATATTAATATCTTCATTAAAATTTTATATGTCCATACGCATCAACAATACCTTTAGGCAATTGTGATCTGTAAGGATTATCTTCCTTTCTTATATCTTCTCTAATAGTATGCATTCTATTTCCAACCACTGTATCGTCGTAACCTATACCATTTATTTTAAATTGATTCAAG